GCAACTCTACTACTCAGTTAGGTGGTTCTGCAGGTTCTCTTTCGGGCACTCTAAGTGGAACTGGTGTTCCTAGCGTAACTGCTGGTGGTCCTGGATCAACTGGTACAGCACAAAGAACCGTTGAGTTAAGCGTATTCAAGTGAGACACATAACTCTCGGACTGGTTGCAGTCTTGGGAGTTATAAGTCCCTCATATGCTGGACCCGTAACTCCCAACTTTACCAGTGGGACCATTACCTCAGAGACCAAAACTCGTACTGAAGTTGTAGAAACTATCAGGCAAATAGAGTATTCTACTGGAACATCTTACACAGTAACTGGCACCAACATCAATATACCAGGAACTCCTGCTCCTGGTATGAATTACACAATTCAAACTCAAGGTGCTCCATTCCAATTTAGTGAGACTTATCTGACTCCTGGAGTGGCAAAGGAAACATGGATAGACAGAAAAACAACAGAAGATTCTATAACAAATACCATATCAGTCTTTACACAGTAATCTTTCTTTTACTGTTGACCTTGACTGGATCAAATAGATCCAGAGCAGAACAAGCACCATCAAATACTAACATCGCAGGACCTTCAGCATCTGCTACTGGTAATGTAACCAACCAAGCAGTTCAGGTGCTTCAGGGTCCTTTTGCTTTAAATACTTTTGGTGCTGGAGTTTCCTGTCAAGGTCCAACATTAAACTTCCAAACCTTCGGATATAATAATACTAATATGAATAATGATCCAGGAAGTTATCAAACTGGTTCATTAAATGTTGGTCTTTCCGCAGGATTTTCTATTCCTCTTGATGGATCACTACAAGAACTTTGCAAAACAAGAGCTAAGACCGAAATTACAAGGCAACAAGCAGAAGCAGATAAGGCAAGACTTGATTTTGAGTTAGTCAGATTATTGAAGTGTGGTGAAGCAATGAAAAATGGAATTTCATTTCATCCACAAAGTCCTTATGCAAAAATATGTGCTGATATTGTTGTGAAATATCCACGAGTACAGGATGTAGCAAATGGAAATCAAACCAATCCAAATAAGAAGTGAACCTCCACCTATCATTCCAACAATAGAACCTCCTGTAACTCGCAGATCAGAACGAACTGTGATACCTGAAATTGATATGCCTATCGTCAATATGCCAGATACAACTATCAAGTATCCTGTGATTAATGTTCCAACTCAAGAAGAATTTGATGCTGCAGTCAGATCAGAACAAAGAAAGCAAGAAGAAGAAAAGGAAGAAAAGACTAGAGGACTTCCTGATACTCAACCAGTCTTACCTCAGGTTCAAGTTCCTGTTCAAAATACTCAGGATAATCGGATTATTTCCGATGATGTACCCAAAAATAACAACTTAGGAGTGCCCGTCATTGAAGTACCAATCGTCGGGGAAGTTCCCATCCCACCTAAAGAGCAGGTTATTCTTGCTGGCACCACTGCTACTGCTTCTGTCGCTGCGGCTCTTGTTGGCAAATCTTTGGTGGAATGGATGGTAGGTAAAATGAAACCTATTGTTCAACAGATATTTGTAAGGGGTAAGAAACTCTTGAATAGAGACCTTACCCCCTATGAACTTCAGGTTTATTTTGCATTTGAGAAAAGTAAATCCCTCAAGAAAGTCAATAAGTTACTCAAGAAAGAACAGAAATCAGAAAAGAAAGAACAGTATAAGAAGTTTCACTCAAAGTAATCAATACTTACCTTCTACACAATACTCTGATTTCTTATTTGGAGTATATTCTTTATATCCTTCTTGTGGTTTCATCCATCCACAACCAATCAACCATTCCATTGTCATTGGTGTTGGGCGAATCTGTTCCCAGAGTGGTCCTTTGGCACAAATCTCCAAATGTTTAGCCGTCTGTCCCGACTGTTCTTCTGCCCAGTTCGCATCTGCTTCCCAGGGCACAGCACGACTTTGGCCCATTGATTCATAAGAAAGTCTTGTGGTTTTCATTACCCAAGATGGAATCTCTGAATCCTGATGAACTTGTGCCATAAAGGATGTTTCTACTCCACCGCCCATACAATCCTGAACGACATGCCACCCTTCGTGTCTCATCGTTCCTAAGAACTCTCTAGGATCTTTGAGTAGTTCTTCATTTACAAAGAAACGATTATACTTTGGTTTATAAATTCCTACCGTTCTCGGAGTAAAGTATCTTGGTGCTGCCAAATATACAGGAACTTTAACTTTGTTGAGAGCAGTTAAGATACTTTTGATTTCTTCTCGGAATGGATCAAAGGATTTATCTAAAAGTACAGCAGAGTCTGGTGTAAGTTGTTCGACCCCTTCTGTACATTCTCGGAGTATCATACAACCCATCGCTGCAAGGCTGTATGCTGGAACTGTTGGTTGAGTCTTTATGACTTTTTCTGCATTAACTGGAAGAGTAAAGGTTAATAATAACCCAAGTGTTGTAATGACTTTTTTCATTCATCCCACCATCCTTCTTGTTTATGAATCCAGACTTTCAAGTCCATTACATAATTTCTCAAGATCTGGGCCTGTTCTTCATGCCAATAGTCACCCGTCTCCATCCAGAGGCGGGTGTGATTATCTATTGCTTTGAGAATCTGATGTATAGGAGCATTCCAACACTCCCTCTTTGGAGTGTTCCACTCTCGCGGCATAATACCTCATGATTTATTTTTTCTTTCCGCCGTTCTTCGCCTTTTTGGCAGCAGCGTTACCTTGATTCTGTTTGGAGTTCTTTTGACCTCCAGCAGAACCTTTCTTACCTTTATTTGCAGATTTGCTCATCAGGCTCCTGTGCGAGGTTGAACGAATCCTTCCTCAAGTGCTTCAACTCTTTCTTCAAGACTTGTAGCAGGTGCTTCTGCCACTGGAGCAGGTGGTTCTGGTGGTGTTTCTACAAACTCTTCTCTTTTTGGTTCTTCTTTCTTTTCATCTTCTTCATCACCACCTTTTTTCATTGTATTGATGCCAAAAGTGGCAGCAGATGCAGTGAAGACTGTCGCAATAAATGTGGGATCCATCTTAGACAGAGTACCAGCATAACTTGCGGTAAGGAGAGCAGCAGACCAACCCAAAATACATATACGAATTAGTTGTCCCATAGCATTTTCGTTTTTCTTATTAGTCATCAGTCCGTGTGATGATGTCCTTCTTATTTATGATTTAGAACCTAAATTTAACTTTTGCAGCAACAGAATTGTTAGTAACTCCGTTGTTTACACCATGAGAACCCTCAACAAATAACATTTCTTTATAATCTACAGAAGCAGTTACATCATAAGAACTATCAGTTCCATAAGAACCTTCTACACTGACACCAAAGAGATCCTTTTTCTTACCACCAAAACGAGTTTCTAGTTTAAGTCCCGCTTCACCAATGTGTGTGGTTTGATTAAACTCACCAACATTTCTAGCAGATTCTGAAGAACCAGTTTCAGTGTATGCGTTTCTCTTTACATTCTGAACAGTATATCCAACGAATGGTTTTACTGACTTATGAAGATGCCAGTATAAACGATTAGAAACCCACCACTCAGTTCCAGTTGTTTCACCAGCATTATTAAAGACACCTTCTACGGTTCTATTGTACTTATAGTTACTGTTCGCAATCGCAGCATTAGTGTTTAGGGTGAATGTATTACCTCTGAGTTCACTGAATACACCGAAGTGATCTTTGTTCTGTTGTGTACTTGAGTCAACACCATTGAGATTTACATTAACTCTATTATACTGACCACCAAGAGTCCAACCTTTGGTTACATCAAACTCAAAACCACCACCAAAGATCTTGGAATCAGCAGTATAACCATCGGCATTATAAGACTGAACGAATCTATTGTTCTCAAATACTCTAAGTCTTTGCTTACCTGCGGTTGGTTCGTGATTCAGAAGTCCATTGATACCATCATTGATTCCATCAAGAGTTTCTAACTGGTCAATGCGCCCAAAATAATCTCTGGAAGCATAAGCAACATCAACAGTTGCAGCACCAAATGTAACTTGAGTAGCAGCACCGTTGGTGAATACTCTTGTATACACAGGAGTAGTTGTAGTTGTGGTAGTTGTATGTGCATTGATTTTCTGTCTTCCACCACTTTCAGATGCAGTGTGATTTACTGCAGAAACAGGAACAACACTAAAAGTTCTAGTTCTTACCCAATCAGATACAGTTGCTTGAGTTATAACAGAAGTTCCAGCATTGTCGTCAGTTGTTACTGTAGTTACAACTGGAGTTCCATTTGTTGTGGTAGTAGAATTATCGGACCAAGTTGTAACTGTTACTGGAGTTGTTGTGGTAGTAACTGTGGTTGTTGGAATCGTAATAACTTCTGTATCGGTATAATGAGTTTCAGTTTGATTTCCATTCGCATCAGTTCCCATCACATGTCTGTGAGGATTATTTGTTACAGTTCTGGTTCCAGCAGTTGTGCTAGTCGTAACAATATTAGAACCAGCAGCAGTTGATACTACTGTTGGTGCTGGTGGAGGTGTTCCACCAGTTTCGTAAATATCAAGAATACCATTCAGGTTAGCGTCGCCAGAAAGAAGACCAGCAGAAAGAGTTACAGTTCCAGTACGAATAACTTGCGATGATGGATCCCAGTCCATCGTTGGTTGTGCGATTGGGTTATAAGTAAACTGATAATCTCCCGCAGCAAGTCCCGTGAATGTAACACCCTGCCAAGTATAACTATCCATTCCATATAATCTGGCAGGATCCCCATAAGGAATAAGATTAGTTCCATCAGACTGGAAATAGTTTGTACCAGAAATTAGTCCGTCTGGCGTTGTATTTTGAAGAAGTGTCCAGTTGACGGTTGTTGGTGTAAATGTGGTTCCATTGACTCCCTGTAAAGTCATAGAACCTTCTGTAAAGGTAGTTCCAGCGTGCCAAGAACCATACCAAAATGTAACTGTTCCGCCGCTGGCACCAACATATCCGATAGAGTTGGTATGAGCTAATGCTGCTGTTGGTGCTCCCATCAAAAGAGCAGACGCTACAGCAAGCGCCCTTGTAGCGTAAGACATAAGAATCCTCTGAGCTTAGTGTGTACTAAACGAAACAGACCGAAGTTTGTTTAAAAAGTAAAGTATTCACCAAGTCTCAGAGGACTCGGGGTATGTAGATTCAGACCAGTTAAGATCAAGAATCAGTAATGATTGTAACTATTTATCCCTTTTTCCAGGCTTCACCTTCCGACTTTCTTCTACGAGCAAGTCCGGCTTCTACATTAGAACCAGGATTGCGGTAGAGATAAAGAGCATCGGGAACTAAGTCCCACTCTTTATTCTTCAGGCGTTTAGTAATAGTATTAAAGTTATCGCCACCGTAAAAGCCGGCACCAAGATTATAAGCAAAGCTGAGCAAAGCGCCTCTTTTTCCATCTGACATTTCATTCCAATGTGGTATTTTACGGAGTGCAGGAAGAAATTGGTTCTTGCACTGACTAATTAATAGTTCATCAGCTTCCTGTTGGGTAATTTGATCGCCAAGTTTGAAAGCAGAACCATCTTTCTTACGGGTAGATCCCCAACCAATAGTGATTGGAAGACCTCCAGAAAGGGGATCAGGATATGCCTTTAGATGACATCCTTCAAACTCTTTGATCAACTTGATGCCCATCATAGGGACATCATCACCACCAGTTACAGGAGCTGCAGCAGCGGCAGTGGCTGGTGCAGCACTAGTCTTTTTTCCGCGATAAATCTCTGCCCATTCTACATTATCACCAAGATATTCAACGGGGAGATTGTCTTCCAACCACTGTACTGCTTTGACATGGTTAGGATTTCTTTCATCATAGAATTGAAAGAAATTGTGTAGGTCAACTCTTGCCATTTTGTCCTCCTATATTTGGAAAGTATATATCGAATAATTCACTTGCTTCTTTGTGTTTACCGTGATTTGTGAGTTTCTTCACTTCTTCCAGAATTTTCTTTTTAAACTCAGTCGAAGATTCTTCCCCACCCATCGTTTCCTCCTGGACACCAACGATGCTTGAGAACTGCTTTGGTGTAAATGGTCTTCTTACCATTTGTGACTGGACCAGTATAGTTATCGTTTAGAGAACCATATGGATCATTTACATAGTATCCTTTACCATCTGGAGTCTTACCGATGACTACACACATGTGCCCACCAGTAGGTGCAGAAAGAGAACCCCTATGCAGGATACCAATAACAACAGGTTTCCCAGCATCAAGACTTTTATCAATGTCAGCAAAAGAAAGATTGTAACTAAAGTGTGACTTAACCCCATAACCTGCGAGAACTTTCGTCTGTACCGCATGGTCAGTCGTGTCACCAATCGCAAATACTTTCTTAACATACTCGTCGTCACCTTTAATGCTTCCTGGCTTGAGGAAAGCAAGACACATAGCACATGATGAACTGTTGCAAGTTCTATGTGCATCTCTATAGTTATCTACTTGGTTGAAATAAGGAACTGCAAGAACTTCTGGAGTTGGTGGTTTAGTTCTGAAAATACCAATCCAGTCGCTCTCAGAGTCGTCTAGAAATTTTTCGGGAAGTTTGTCTTCCAACCACTGAACAGCATCAACATGGTTTGCATTCTTCTCATCATAAAACTTAAAAAAGTTATGAAGATCTAGGGTCATAGTACTATTTTTTGCGACACCTTGCTATTTAGGATTTTACGATCTGCCGCCCCATTGAATATCTGGATATGCATCCGAAACATTTTGTTTGGAAATATTATACTTGGTTTGTAGTTTTTTATCTTTAACAAGCATAAGAATCTCAGCTTCAAGAGGATGTAGACCTTCAAGAATACTAATAAACATTGTCTCTCTCTTCATACTAGAGAGACGATCATTACCACCTTTTACAAAGTTGTAGAAGTAAGTATACTCTTTACGAATAGAAGTTCTACCTTGATCCTGAGATCCAATAGAATTAGATCCAAGTTCGTCCATCATCTGAACAGATCTTTCAATATTATCACTGAGGTTACCAGAACGAACATTCTGTTGACCTACACTCGCATAAGGAACTAATCCCTCTGGAAGCATGGATACAATCGTTTCATCAAAGTTCCAGATTAGGATTGTTTTGAGTGATGGGTCAGAATATTTCTGAAGGATTTCCGCCTTTTTTGCATTTGATTTTTGTTTTGCAGCAAGTGCAAGAACTTCAAAAGCAAAAGGATTGGAGGGTAGTTCTTCCGAAACTACCCTCGGAATTTGTGTTTGAGTAGCCATAAGACTTATTTCAATTCAGTTGTTATTTTTATTTAGATCAGAGTTTGAAACCAGCAAATGAATCTTTCTTCATATCTTGTTTGATACCACCAACAACATAAGATTCAACCTCAGTTTCTTGTGGAGCAACTTGAAGACCCTTAGAGGAAATCCAGTGTTCAGTCCAAGGAAGTGGATTATTCTTTGCAGGAACATCATACATTGGTTTGAGTCCAATAGACTTCATACGACGATTTGCAATCCACTCAACATAGTTGTTGAGAAGTTTATCATTCAAACCAATCATAGAACCATCTTTAAAGAGATACTTAGCCCATTCTTTTTCTTCATTTACGCACTTACGAAAACACTCAGTTACCCAAGATTCTTCTTCTTTAGAAATTTCTTGCATCTCTGGATCATCTCCTTCGCGCCACTTATTGAGGATGTTCTGAGTAATGACAAGGTGCTGATTTTCGTCTCTTGCGATGAGAGAGATAATTTTAGCGGATCCTTCCATAAGTTTGAGTTCACCAAACGCAAAGCTGCAAGCGAACGAGACATAGAACCTGATACCTTCAAGAATATTGACATTTGCAACAGCCCGATAGAGTTTACGCTTGAGTTCTTTACGAGTTTCTCTGAATGATCCTGCACCTTCTTGTGCATGAATCCATTCATTAGAAGTACCATATTGTTGTGCAGCATTGATGAAGTCGTTGTATGCCTCAGTAACAGAGGTTGCACGACTCACAATCTTTTCATCATCTAGAATATGATCAAAGACTTCTGCAGGATCAGAATAAACATTCTTAATAATGTATGTATAGGAACGACTATGAATCATCTCCATAAATCCCCATACTTCCATACATGCCTCAAGTTCAGGGAGAGAACAATAAGGAATAAATGCCATGCCAGGACCACGACCCTGCACAGAGTCAAGCATAATCTGATACTTCAGGTTGGAAGTGAAGATATGTTTTTGTTCTGGACGGAGGGATTGATAGTCACCACGATCCTTCTGAAGGGAAACTTCTTCAGGTCTCCAGAAGTAACCAAGTTGTTGTTGGGTTAGTTTATCAAATACTGGATACTTATAGTGATCATATCGTTGCAAACCTAGTGGTTGACCAAAAAACATTGGTTGTTTGCGGGTATCAACATCAGTGCTGGTGTTGAATACAGTCATTCCTTTTACCATTTGTAACTCCTGTTCTTTACTAGATTTTGCAACTTTCACAATCTTCCTCACTAGAATTCATAATTTCATCAAGTAGTTTATCCAACTGTTGTTTTGTGGTGTCCTCTTTTACTTCATCGGATTTTTGGTCATGTGTATTCTGATAATAACTCGTCTTCCAACCAAACTTATAGGTTCGGAGAAGATCCTGTGCCATTACTGAGACTGGAACTTCGTTATCGGGATAGTTTTCGGGGTTGTAGGACCAGTTTCCACTGATGGCTTGGTCAAAAAACTTTTGCATGACGGCAACGATGTTAATATAACCAGTGTTGTCAGGCATGTCCCATAGAAGAGTATAATTGTTTTTGAGTGTTCCATATTGGGGGACGATCTGTTTGAGTGGACCTTTCTTCGACTTCTTAATGGACAAGTATCCGCGAGGTGGTTCGATTCCATTGGTTGCGTTTGACACAACGGAACTGCTCTCCGAAGGCATCTGTGCGGACAATGTTGAGTGCCTAAGCCCGTATTCCAGGATAGATTTTCTAAGTGTTTCCCAATCATGTTTGTAAGGAATAGAAGAAATTTCGTCTACATCTTTCTTGTATGTATCGATTGGCAAAAGTCCTTCAAAATACTTAGTACGATTAAAATCAGTACATGCACTCTTCTCTTTTGCGAGTTGATTGGACGATTTAAGTAGATAGTATTGGAAAGATTCAGTCAACTCATGAGTCATGTCCCAAGCTTCTTGGGAATCATACTTCACTCCATGTTTTGCAAAGTAATGTGCAAGACCGATGTAACCAACCCCAAGTGAACGACGAGATTTAGTTGCAAGTTCTGCAGCTCGAACAGGGTAGTCCTGATAATCAATAAGTTCTTCAAGACTACGGACTGCAAGATCACAGAGTTCTTCAAGATCATTAAGTTCACGAATCTTACCAACATTAATAGCAGAAAGAATGCAGAGTGCAATCTCTCCAGCAACATCATCAATATGTTGAAGAGGTTCTGTGGGAAGAGTGATTTCTTGGCAGAGATTACTCATCCAAACTTTATCAATAAAAGAACTATGAGAATTGCAATGATCGATATTCATAATGTAAATACGACCAGTTTCCGCTCGTTCTTTCAGAATATCCAGAATAAGTTCTTGAGCTCGGACAGTCTTTCTTGGAATAGACTCATTTCGTTCTGCAGCCACATAGAGATCATCAAACTCAGGAAGCCCGAAAGCATCAGAAACTGACGGAACATCATGAGGTGAGAAGAGGGACATTTCCTCATCATTAATGAATCTTTCATAGAAAAGTTTAGAGAATTGAATTGAATAGTCTAGTTTACGAACACGATTATCTTCAGTACCCTTATTGTTTTTCAGTACAATAATATCTTCTATTTCCTTGTGCCAGATTGGGAAGTGGACTGTCGCGGATCCACCTCGTATGCCATTTTGCGTACAGCATCGGACAGTCGATTCAAACTTCTTGAGAAAAGGTACAACACCTGTGTGTTGTACTTCTCCGCCTCTGATTTTACTGTTGATGCCACGGATTCGACCTGCATTGATACCAATTCCTGCTCTTTGTGCAACATAGCGACCAATTGCCATATCAGAGCTGAAGATGCTATCAAGGGTGTCATCAACATCAACAAGAACGCAACTTGCAAATTGGCGAAGTGCGGTTCTAACACCTGCCATGATTGGCGTAGGAATGTTGATCCTGTGTTTGGAGATTGCATTGTAGTACCTACGAACATAGTCCAGTCTAGTCTCTTTTGGATATTCTGCAAAAATTGTTGCAGAAATCAACATGTACATATACTGCGGAGTTTCGTACAACTCTCCACTACTCCTATCCTGCACAAGATACTTGTCAACGACCTGGCGTAGACCTGCATAAGTGAATAGGAAGTCACGATCATGATCAATCCAAGAATTAATCTTATCCCATTCTTCCTCAGTATATTTGGAAGGAAGAAGTCTATCATAAATTCCACTACAAGCACCATGCATTAAGTGATTGTAGATATGAGGGAATCCCTGATTCCAAGATGGTCCGAAGACTTGTTTGTAAAGTCCAAACAAAAGAAGTCTAGCGGCAACAAATTGATAATTAGGAGCCTCAAGATCAATAAGATCGGATGCAGAACGAATCAGAATCTCCTGAATCTCTGCAGTGGTAATACCATCATAAAATTGGATACCTGATTGCATTTCAACTTGAGATGCAGAAACACCAGCGAGACCGCTACATGCTTCTTCAACCATCTTATGAATTTTGTCTAGGTTCAGGTTCTCAGTATTTCCGTTTCTTTTTACAACTTTAGTCCCGTTACTCATGTCTTCTTCCAACTAGTAAGTTTTGTTTTAGCTTGTAAGCCACTATAGACATTGGATTCTATCACAGACTGAACATTAAGTCCAGATAAAATCATATCGTTAATGTCTTTTTCATTGATAGTATCAGGCCAAATAACTATTGGGAATTTCCAATCTATCGCCTTTTCCATTCTATCAACAATTTGTTTGTTGCGTTTTTCATTATCATAAACCATCACAAAATTTGTTTCAAAGTTTGATACGAAAAACATTTTGTCCATATCTGCACCGACCATTGCAATAGAGTTTTCAATAAACATACTATCAAAAGGGCCTTCTACAATATAAACTGTTTTACTCCAGTCAACCTTATCCAAACCATAGATCTTGGGGTGGTGGTCATCCAAAATGATTGTAATGTACTTAAGTTTTGATTTTGGATTGAGCGATCTCCCCTGAAACCCAAATATTTTTCCTTTATTTTTTAAGGGAATAATGATCCGTGGTTCGTCATTCTCTAAATTATCAAAAGTATATTTTTGAATATTAGTCCATTCCTTGAACTTTTCGGCGAAGTAAAGTTCGCCCAGATACTTAACGGGAATTCTTCGGTTGTCTAAAAATTTCCTTGCGGGGTGTGTTGTATTTAGTTCTGAAATTTTTGGAAGGTCAAAATCCTTTTTTGAGAAATCTGGTTTCTCAAATTTAAACTCTACGGGTTCGGGGGTATTAGATCCACGCCCTGTAGCCCCCACTTTATACCTCTCAAAGACATATTGATCGTGCAATGCGGGGTCAACATCCTTTAGGAAGTTTGTGAAGGTTCTGGAGACGCCACAGTTGTGACATTTGAAATTATGATCGTTCTTCAGACGATACAAGTATCCCCTAGCCTTGTTTTTGTGTCTCTCCGAGTCGCCACAATAAGGGCAACGAAAGTTATATAAACCGTCTTTCTTTTTTGCGAATTTCTGAAGTTTGAGTGAAACTAATCCAATGTATTTGGTGTCAATGAGACTCATCGTGTAGTATTTTGGATCTGTGTAGACCCATTATACTGGGATGGGAGGATCCTGTCAATGAAATGGGGCAGAATTCCGACTATGACCACTGCGATTGCAGCAATTCCACCCATTTGCCATTTAAATTTTTTAAGTTCTTCTACACTTAATTCCAATTTATCTATTCTATTTCTTACTCTCGCATGATCTTCTTTATTTTCTTCTTTCATGTCCTCAATCATCTTTATGATTAAGGCATCTGATTTAATACTTTGGTCAATTCTTTCATCATGTTTAGCAAGAATCATTGCAATTCTATTATTACCCTCAGAGATCTTATCGACTGCTGCTTCTAATTTAGCAAGCATTTCGCGGGATAAGTCCTCATAAATGTTGAGTTTGGATTCAAGAACCGCTAATTTAGATTCTTGGCTAAACATCTTTCTATACCTTCTTCTTTGATGTTAATGATTTTCTATATTGTGGAGGCAATCTTCTCATCATTTTGGATCTTCCATCTAGTTTCATAAGAGGATCAAAACCAGCAACTGGACCTTTAGGATCTGCAGAACCAGTGAACCCACCTGTACCAACAACCATACCCTCTTCCATCAGGTTACGAATAATTCTAATTGAGTTTTCAAGGATATGATCTTTCATAGTTTACTTAAATCCTGTAAACAACTTTCGTCCATTGGAATATCATGTAATGCAGACCTTGGATATTCAGGAAGTCTACCCAAATAAACAACGAATGTTTTAACTACTGGCCACAACTCACGGTCAATTTTAAAAAAGAGTAATGGTGTTGCGGCCTCTCCGAATACATTATAAAGAATAATAAAGTGGTTGATAAGTAAATGTGACTTTAAAGTCCCAGTACTTTGATATCTTTTCAGAAGTCTCTTGATCCACTTAAATCTTTTAAGATCTTCATGAAAATCCTCTTGCGTCACTGCATGAGGATTTTCGTAATGTTTGATCGCAAACATTATATAATTATCTTCGTTCAATTCATCAAATCTCATAATCTATTAAAACTATCAAGTCGTAGTAACGCCAACAGTAGTTGTAATTCCACTACCACCAGCACCAGTTACTTCAGTAGAAACGAAGATCTTGTCAGAAGCAACAGATGTTGAAGTATCAGTGATAATTCCAGCGATTGTTTGGCCAGGAATTACAAGAGTTTGTGCAGCTGCAGGAGTTGTGAACGCAAATCCAACCGTCTTATTTGCAGTAGTTGTAGTTGCATAAGCAACTAGAGTACCAGCAACAGAAGCAGTAACATTAAGAGTTGCGGCAAGATTCTTGACATCTACTTTTTCATTATACTGAACATAAACTGTTCCAGTAGAAGATGTAGAGTAACCAGTTGCACCAAAGTATACGCGAACAATTGTTGCATTTCCAAGTCCAGCAGTTGTAGAACCAGCACCAGCTAGTCCACCGATTGCACAAAGAACCTCTTCGTTACCATCTGCATGTCTGATTACCCAACCTCTCTCATCAGCAAAACACTCATTGAGGTCGTTGGCTGGTTTATCGCCTGCGCGTAACCACTTAGGTCTTGATTCGTCTGAAGTAGAATTTCCCCAAAGAGGCATCGGTTTTCTCCAAATTATTTTCTTATCTAAATCTTATTTATAAAAAAATAGACCCTAGTTTTTAGGGCCTTTTTTGAGTACTGTACGCAAAAATAATGTTATAAAGTCTATAATACCATTCGCTTTCGTCCTTTTTGTTTTTGCTAACCACTCTGAAAGAGAGAGGAGTAATCCAAGAACGATGGTCACTCCCCAATTGGTTACTAAACAAGTGATCATGCTTGTGGCTTGAATAGTGCTTCTTTAACTGTTGCAAAAAGTACATCATCAACACTATTATCAGTAGATTTTACATACTTTTCAAGAAGAGAAATAACAAGATTCTTAACTGCTGGACTTGTAGCCAGTTGCATTAAAAGTGGTTTTACTACAGCGACAACTGCTCCCATGATGACCTCTATGTATAGGCAGCCGTATTTAGGATTTCCTTCTACTTAAAAGTTGATTGAAATCTTTTTTCTTTGTTCCCCCATCATATTCCCAAGCATAACCTTCAGTAATCATTTGATTGTTGATGGAAATCTCTTCACCATTGACATATAGATGACCAATGATACGACCATACTTCTCGGTACTATCGGGCAATTCTGTTTTAATGAGAATATCTTTAGCAAATTTTAGTCTTTCTTTGAGCCAGTCTTTAACTTCGAGACCAAGTTTCTTTTCATAAGCATCAGTTGTCCTGCTCTCTGGGGTATCGATACCAGCAAGACGAATTCGCTTAGTAAGGGAGATATCAAAACCCAAATCAATGTCAGCGTCAATAGTGTCGCCATCTACTACCTTGTGAACTGATC